AACTGTTTTAACCATTTTTTATGCTCCATTAATAATTTTTGATTTGGTCTATTGCAAACCAGATTGAAAAAGTAATTGGTATTACTACTATAAATATAAAAGATATTATTAAAAAATAATCCATTGGTTACACTCCTATAAATTCAATATAAATAAATACTGATATTAAGACGATAAATACATATTGATATAATTCTGATCTAGTCATTGTAACGCTCCATTGGAAATTTAAGATTAAATTCATTAATTAAAATATCTCTTACGATTTCTCTATCAGCAGAATCACCATTAAAGGGAAATTTTTTGTGTCTGGGTGTATCTAATCTAATCATTGTAGCCAATACAACTTGTTCTTTTGTCGCTTTCATATCATAAATTTTACCCTTGCCATAAAATTCGTAAACGTAATTTATAAAATCTTTATAATCTTTAATATACATTTTTAACGCTCCATTTTGTTAGTTATATTTATGACACTAAATGAAACAAAACATAATTGCAAGTAAATAAAGAATAAAAAAAAATAAATTATTTTAGCTGCTGGGGTTGTAATTATTATATATGTGTATTAATGTGGATTATATTAATTAACTCGGAGAAAATAAAATGGAATTTACAGTAAAAGATGAAAATAAATTAAATGAATTACTAAGTAAAAGTGCATTGACTGGTAAAGGTTTAAAATTAAGAAATGAATTAGAGTATAAAAGAAATAAACAAAATGTATTAATGCAATTACCAAGAGACGATAAATATTATTATGCTTGGCAATGTTATGAATTAATTAATTACATTAAAGAAAAAGGAGTTAACAATTATATTTCTGACGAAATAAAAGATGTAACTATTTCTTATGGTGTTTATGGTGGTAAAATTAGTTTACATTTAGCAAGCTCAGGTGTTTCTGATTATAAAACTTTTAACGAAAAAAGAGAATTGCTAGGTTTTATCGTTGGTTTTAATGAAGCAATAATACAATCAAATAATGTCTGGAATTTAATTAAAAAATAAACTAATATTAAATATATAAGATTAATTAAAGAGGGTTTTTAACCCTCTTTTTTTATTGCTAAAATAAATAATTATTTACTTGTATTACTATTATTATTATCATATAAAGATACTATATTAATTAACAATGAGGTTTTACAATGTCTAATTCAACAGGTAAATATGCTATTAGTAGTGGTGATAAAAATGGTTTTTATTGTTTATATTCTTTAGTGGAGGGTATTGGTTTTAATGGTAAGTATGAATATTGGACACACTTAAAAAATCTATCAACTGATAAGGAAAAAGCAATTTATAAAGCACGTGATTTTATTGGTATTCCTAATTATGATTTTAATGTTAATTTTAATTTAGATGATTGGGGTACTAATGAGAAAGAAGAAAAATTTAAGGCTTGCCGCAATGATGATAATGCTCACGTTATATCTTATTATGAAGATAAAGAATTTATTAAGCCAACAGATTTTTCTTTTAGTGATGACAAACAAACCTTTACAGGTAAAATTATTTTAACTTATTGGAAAGAAAATCCTTTAAATGAATATTATACTCCAATTAATAAAATGTGGTTTTTAGATGATAGGGGTTTTGTTTTAAATCTTACAGTACCAAAAAAATTAGATGATAATATATTATCTACATATAATGATGGTGAGGTTTTAGGAAATGCTTTAAGAAACGAAAACTATAAAGGTGTTAGATTTAGTTTTGATGCAATACTTAATGAAGATACATATACACAAGATTTTACATTAGAGCATGAAAATTGTTCTCAAGATTTAAAATGTGCGTTTATAAAACGACCAACTAAAATAAAATATATAAATTAAATTAAATATATAAGATTAATTAAGGGGCTTTTAATAAGCCCTTTTTTTATGCAATTAAATAATTATATTGATAAAATAAATAAATGTACTATTAATTATATCAACGAGTTAAGGAATTAATTATATGAAAAAGATAGCAGAAGCAGACAACGTTAGTGGCAATTCTGAAAATACAGCAGTAAAAAAAAGGCGAGGTCGACCAGTTGGCAGTAAGTCGAAAGGATCACCAAAGGTTATTGCACAGAATATACTCAAGAGACAATTAAGCCACGCCTTAAACAGTATGAGTGAAAGAAAGGATAAACCATTACACCAATTAATAGATAATTACTTAACGGAGGATATAGGTAACATACAAAAGTTTAGCTTCTTATTTCCTAAGGAGAGCAATATAGATTTAAAGAGCGGCTCTCTTTTTAGTAATACGTTATCAGAAATATCTCATAGAATAAAAGATTATAAAAAACCCTCCCTAAAAGAAGCGGAGGTGGTTACAATAGATAATAATATTATAGATATAGATAGCGATTAAGTCCCCCCCTTTGATTTGTGCCACGCCCTCTACCTGTATATATGTATACCCCCCTCTCTTAAAAAAATTCCATATATGGTGCTGCTAAAAAAAATTTTTCTATATATTGACAAGTCCTGAGAAATCACGAACAATGCAAGCATATGAAATAATTATGTTGTTCTTAAACAACTCTCCCCAAAATAAAAACGAATCGTTAGCGAAGTTATTTCATTACCGAAAGGGAAGGGTAGGTTTTATTTCCATTTTACCTACCCTTTTTCACAAGGTGTTATATGAGCAAAGAACAATTATCGGATATACTCGCTGAACTGGCATTAGACCCAGTTATGTTTGTTGAAACAATGTTGCAAGTAAAACCTGAAAAATGGCAAAAAGAATTTTTACAAAACGTCATGCAAAATCCAAGATGTGCTGTCAAGTCAGGGCATGGCGTAGGAAAGACAGCAGTTTTATCTTGGCTAATACTATGGTGGATATTTACACGACACCCTTGTAAGGTTGTCTGCACAGCTAATACTGCCCACCAATTATCAGATGTTCTATGGGCTGAAGCTCAAAAATGGGCTAGACGCTTGCCAGAATCCTTCTATTCACAAATGGATATGAAGTCTGATAAAATTAATATCGCAGGTTCGACAGATTCGTATGCTGTGGCTCGTGTGTCTCGTAGAGAAAACCCTGAAGCTCTACAAGGTTTCCATTCTGAAAACCTCTTGTTTATTATTGATGAGGCATCAGGAGTAGATGATAAGATATTTGAAGTAGGCGAAGGATCGCTTTCAACAGCAGGTGCTAAAGTTGTTATGACTGGCAACCCCACTCGTACATCAGGATATTTTTTTAATGCTTTTAATGGCATGAGAGATAGATGGACTAAGATGACTGTAGGTTGTGCTGACTCATCACAAGTATCAGAAGAATTTATTGAAGATATGTCTATAAAATACGGAGAAGATTCTAATGTTTTCCGTGTGCGTGTACTAGGCGAGTTTCCAAAAGCAGAAGATGACACAGTTATACCGCTTTATATGGTGGAAAGCTCTATAGGCAGAGATATTACAGTTGACCCCTATGAACCTGTTGTTTGGGGTTTAGACGTTGCGAATTTTGGTTCTGATAGAACCGCATTGTGCAAAAGACGTGGCAATACATTAGTAGAAGATGTTAAAACGTGGCAAGGCAAAGACCTAATGGAAACAGTAGGTATTGTTATGAACGAATATGAGTCTTGCAATTACAAAGATAAACCAACAGATATTATGGTAGATAGTATAGGTATCGGTTCTGGAGTAGCGTCAAGGCTATCCGAATTGGAACTACCTGCCAGACCTATACAGGTTTCTGAAAGTCCAGCTCTTAAAAGCAAATATATGCGATTACGTGATGAGTTGTGGTTTCGAGCAAGAGAATGGTTTGAGGGTCGTGACGTTAGCATTATGCAAGACGACAAATTAATAGAAGAATTAATAGCACCTCGTTTTAAATTTACCTCAAATGGTAAAATTAAAGTTGAAGCTAAAGACGAGTTTAAAAAAAGATTAGGTGGTCGCAGTTGTGACCTAGCAGATGCTTTTTGTTTAACATTTGCTCAGCAAGCCTTTACAGCCTCTATTAGAGGTAGCCAACATCATTGGAATAAACCAATACAATACAAGGACAGTTCATGGGTTACTTAGACGATTTAGACATTATGTTTGAACCAGAGCAAGAATTTGCTGCTGATAATCCTGTGACTCACGCTCTTTTTGTAAATTTAGTTGGTGAGTTAGAATCTATGCACAAAGCAGGTATAGGCTGGGAAGATATCTGCAATATTACTCTTGCTGCTGCTGCGTTTAGTTTTTTTAAGAATGGTGGTAACGCTGACGAATTTCTTGATAAACTAATGACAGTTAATATTTCACCAGAAAATATAGATATAAACTAGGAGAAAACTATGGAACAATTAAAAAACATTCTTGATTATGTTAAGAATCATTCGTGGGATTACGTTGATGCTGCATTAGGCGGTATTATCGGATTACTTTTATTCATCATTATAGTGAGTTAGAATCATGCAAAGAAGTCAAATATTAGCTATGGAAAGGGAAAACAAAAAACCTGCTCCTAAGAAAACTGAAAAAACTGAAAAAAAGCCAACAACCAAAAAAGGTTAAGTAATGGATAAGTTAGAATTTAATGCTTTAGTGCGTAATGAGATTGAAAACGCATTAGGGTATTATGACTCAGAATATGGTACAGATCGCATAACAGCCATGAACTATTATATGGGCGAGGAGTTTGGAAACGAACAAGAAGGTCGCTCTAAAGTTGTTACAACAGAAGTTGCCGACACTATTGAGTTCATCATGCCAAGCCTTATGCGTACTTTTACTCAGACAGACGAATTTGTAAGGTTCATGCCTCGTCAACCTGAAGATGTAGAAGGTGCAAAACAAGCAACATCTTATGCAAATTATGTGCTTAACTGTCAAAACAACGGATTTGTTGTTCTGCATAACTTCTTTAAAGACGCATTATTGCAAAAAATTGGCGTTGTTAAAGTGTATTATGATGAGACAGAAGAAGCTCAAGAAGAAGAATATACTGGGTTATCTGATGACGAGCTAACATTATTACTACAAGACTCTAATGTTGAGATAGTATCACAAAACACCGAAGAATATGGTGAAGAAGGTGTTGATGAGATGGGTATGCCTGTTTCGGATTATTCCGTTTCTCATGACGTTGTTGTAAAACGTATGTCTTATGGTGGTATGATTAAAATTGACAACATTCCGCCTGAAGAATTTTTAGTATCAAAGAAAGCGTCATCTATTGAAGATGCTGATTTTGTAGCCCACCGCACAACTATGAAAGTAAGTGACCTTATACAAATGGGTTATGACCGAGACACAGTTGAAAAATATGCAGGATATACAGAGTTAGACTCTAGTTCCGAAGTTGCAAATCGTTTTGAAGATATTGAAAGTAGTGACACAACCGACTCTAGCGATATGTCAATGCGTGATGTGTTAGTTGTTGAATCTTATATTAAATCTGATTATGACGGAGATGGTGTTGCTGAGTTACGCAGAGTTGTAACATTAGGTAGCGGTTTTGAAGTAGTAGAAAACGAAACCTTTGACCATGTTCCTTTTGCCTGTTTATCACCAATATTAATGCCACACAGATTAGTGGGTAGAAGTATTGCTGAGCTTATTATGGACTTGCAGTTGATTAAATCAACAGTTATGCGTCAGTTGTTAGATAATATATATCTTACAAATAATGCTCGTGTAGCTGCCGTAGAAGGACAAGTTAATCTTGATGATTTATTAAACTCAAAAGCAGGCGGTATAATTCGTATGAGGCAACCTAACTCAGTTCAGGTGCTTCAGCCTCCTTTAGTTGGGCAAAACGCATTTAGCCTGCTTCAATATTTAGACGAAATAAAAGAACAGCGTACTGGTTTATCTAAAGCGTCTATGGGTCTTGATGCAGATGCACTACAAAGCACAACAGCGACTGCGGTTGCTGCACAAATGAGTGCTGCACAAGGTAAAATTGAGATGATTGCAAGAGTGTTTGCAGAGACAGGTGTTAAACAACTGTTTAGACTTGTGCTTACATTATGCCTACATCATGGCAAAAAAGAACAAATGATACGTCTTAACAACAAGTTTGTACCTATTGACCCTTCTAACTGGAAACATGAGTATGATTTAACAGTTAATGTAGGGTTAGGTTCTGGTCAAACTAACGAAAAAATGGCGTTCCTTGCACAAATGGCACAAAAACAAGAACAAATATTGCTTCAAATGGGTGCTGAGAACCCATTAGTAGATTTACAGCAATATAGAAATACTCTTGCCGAGCTTGCAAGTATGGCAGGATTCAAAGATGCAACAAGATTCTTTAAAAACCCAGAAGATACACCTCCGCAACCACAGCAACCTCCTCCCCCTAGTGAAGCTGAGATGAAGATGCAATTTGAACAACAAAAATTCCAAGCTGAATTAGAGTTGCAAAAGGCTAAACAAGCTGCTGAGTTAGAATTAAAACGTGAAGAACTACAAATGAAGATGCAAATACGTCAAGAAGAACTACGTTATGAGGCACAGTTAAGAGGATTTGAACAGCAATTAGGTGCTAACCCATCTACTAATTTACCGAGAGTCGATTAATGGATCAAGAAACATTAGATATATTAGCTGGATTAAACGCTGCACAACCAACAACACAGCAAGTAGATTATTCAGGGTTTATGCAAGATTTTCAACCTGTGCAAAATTACCCTAAC